TATAATTAGTTTTGCTGTTGACGCAGATGTAAGTCCGCCAGAAATCTATTTTGCAAAAAACGGCACTTGGCAAAACTCTGCAGATCCAGCGGCAGGCACTAACGGATTCGCTTTGACTGCGGACAAAAGATATTTGCCATACATGCAGCACGGCTCTGGAAGTTCGTCCAGTTCTGGACTTTTTAACTTCGGTCAACGTCAGTTTTCCTATACACCTCCAACTGGATTCAAGACGCTAAACGCTAAAAACCTGCCCACACCCACTATTCATGATGGAACGAAATACTTCAACACCGTGCTTTATACGGGCAACGGTTCGACCCAATCAGTGACCGGCGTGGGGTTCCAACCTGACTTCACATGGATCAAAGGCAGAGGTTCAGCTACTTACAACAACCATATTTTGACTGATGTGGTTAGAGGAGCTGGAAATCTTGTGCAGACCAACGTAACTGTGGCTGAGGCGACAGCGGCTACATCGCTCACTTCATTCGACTCAGACGGTTTCAGTCTTGGCGCTTTTGAAGATGTAAACACAAATAACAATACTTACGTTGCGTGGAACTGGAAAGCAGGCGGCACTGCTTCAAACAATTCTGACGGCTCTATCAACGGGCTAGTAAGCGCACTGCCTGAGGCAGGCTTGTCTATTGTGGGTTACACAGGAACAGGCAGTGAGACCACTGTGGGTCATGGTTTGGGCGTTAGCCCTGACATGATTTGGGTAAAAAATCGCGATGCTAATGAAGGCTGGATTGTCGACAGCAGACTGGTAACCGGCAACGCAAACGGAACATTTCACTTCAACACAGATGCTGAATACACAGGCGGGACCAACCAGTTTGGCACACACAGTTCAAGCATTTTTACTGTAAAAACCTCAGGCAACATCAACACAAGCGGTCAAAGTTACGTTGCTTATGTGTTCTCGGAAGTAGAGGGCTACAGCAAGTTCGGCACCTATGCCGGCAATGGAAGCACCGATGGCGTTTATGTAACCACCAATTTTCGGCCTGCATTTGTCCTGGTGAAGCGCATAGACTCAACTGATAGTTGGCAGATTCATGATACAAGCCGTGCTCCCTACAACCCTAGCGACAAGTATTTGCTTCCAGATTCATCTGGAGCGGAAGGAACAATTACAACGATTGATTTTCTGAGCAATGGTTTTAAGCTCCGCAACTCTTCAAACCTGAACAACAGCGGCGGATCTTTCCTTTACATGGCATTTGCGGAGATGCCTTTCAAGCACGCCAACGCACGCTAATCTGTTCTCATGGCCTTCCTCCTCAACGGTCAGCCTCTTGGCGTAGACCGTCCCTTCACAGATGCAGACGGTACGCAGTACCCAGCCAACTGGCTGCGTCGTGCTTCTGCTGACGACAAAGCAGCAATTGGTATTACTGAGGTCGCCGACCCTGAACCGTATGACCAGCGGTTTTACTGGGGCGTAGGCAACCCCAAGGCACTTGAGAACGTCAACGTAGTAGACGAAAACAACAACCCTGTCTTGGATCGCGACGGCAACCAAATTGTCAATGAGGGCCTTAAGTCCGTATGGGTAGCAGCGCAGAAAGAGATTGCCGCCACGTTGCTTGCGCCAACTGATTGGTACATCACCCGCAAAGCGGAGACTGATGTTGCTGTCCCTTCAGCGGTGAGCACATATCGAGCTGCTGTTCGGACTACCTGCGGGACACGCGAGACCGAGATCAACGCTTGTACGACCACAGACGAGTTGGCAGCGTTGCTGACCAACCCTGCTGAAGTGCCAGACAGCGAAGGCAACATGGTTGCAAATACTGAGTCGTTTATCACTCGCTGGCCCGATAGACTCAGCTGAGGAGGTGCGCTATGGCTGTCAGTCCTGGGACCTATAACGTGGTGATCCAGCGGAGAAGCGACTGGAGCGTGATTTTGCAATTCAAAGACAGCAATAACGCGGCAATCGACTTAACTGGCTACACGGTGTATGCGCAAGCATGGAGCAAACCGCGTTCAACAAAATACGCTGACTTCACGGTCGCCTACACAAGTCGTAGTGATGGCAAGGTGACGATCAGCTTGACGGACACGCAAACCAGCACGTTTCCTGATCAATTGAACTACGACGTTCTGCTTGAGAACGGATCAGGATTGCGCGAGTATTACCTGGAAGGGGTTATCACTGTCTCGGAGGGCTATACCGCGCCATGACATCGGTCAACGTCACCACCGACGGCAAGACGACAGTCGTCAAAGACACGACGACTAACACTGTTTCTATTACGACGACAGGGCCTCAAGGTCCTGCTGCTTCTGGTTTCGACTTCGATGGAGCCGCTAAGGTGGACAGGAGCATTGTCTATTTTGATGATGCATCTAGTCAGTTCAAGGCTGACGCGACCATCACCAAAACCACGCTCACAGACGGGGGCAACTTCTAGCCATGGCCAACACTCTTCGTATTAAGCGTCGGGCTTCTGGCGGCTCAGCAGGGGCGCCTAGCTCGCTTGAAAATGCCGAGTTGGCATACAACGAGTCAGATGCTGGGAATGGCATTCTTTACTACGGACTTGGCACAGGTGGTGCTGGAGGCAGCGCAACAAGTGTTGTTGCGATTGGCGGTGATGGCGCTTATTGCACGCTGAGTGGCAACCAGACAATCAGTGGGAACAAGACCTTTACCGGGACGGTTACGCTCCCAACTCTTGCCTCTCTAACGACTAGCGGCAACGCCACGATTGGTGGCAACTTGACAGTTCAAGGGACTACAACAACCATTTCGTCATCGACAATCAACGTTGACGACAAAAACATTGAATTAGGCGCAGTTGATACTCCAACTGACAGCACTGCTGATGGTGGTGGCATCACTTTGAAGGGTGCAAGCGATCACACCATCCTTTGGACTAACAGCACTGACAGCTGGGATTTCTCTGAGCATGTAAATATTGCGTCTGGCAAAGAGTTCAAGATCAATGGCACTAGCGTTCTTAGCAGTAGCACTCTTGGTTCTGGTGTTACTGGCTCCAGCCTTACTTCTGTCGGCACGCTGACCTCTGGAACGTGGTCTGCAAGCACGATTGCTGTCAATAAAGGCGGCACCGGCCAAACCAGCTATACCAACGGTCAGCTGTTAATTGGTAACTCAACTGGCAACACACTTACAAAGGCGACTCTGACCGCTGGCGATAACGTCACAATCACCAATTCTGCTGGTGGCATCACCATTGCAGCATCAGGTGCGCCTACTGCTGGCAATGGTATTGACGTAAGTGGCACCACCGTCAGCATCGACGCCAAAGCAAATGGCGGCCTTGTCATTGAAAGCAGCGAGTTAGCTGTTGATTTAGGCGCATCCAGCATTACTGGAACGCTTGCAGTTGGAGATGGTGGCACAGGTGCAACTTCTGCTTCTGGTGCCAGGACGGCCCTAGGCCTTGCAATCGGCAGCGATGTCCAGGCCTATAACGCGAAGCTGGCTGCTGTTGCTGGACTTGCTGTTACTGACGGCAACATCATTGTTGGCAACGGCAGCACATTTGTTTCTGAAGGTGGTGCAACCGCTAGAGCTTCTTTAGGCCTCACCATCGGCACAAATGTCCAGGCATACGATGCTCAGCTCGACACTTTTGCCGGGGCTGCTTCTGCAACAGCAACTGCACTGGTCGCACTGACTTCTACTGAAGTTGCAATCCTGGATGGAGCCACAGTTACAACTGCTGAGCTGAACATCCTTGATGGCGTTACCTCAACAGCCTCAGAGCTCAACATCCTTGATGGCGTTACAGCAACCACCGCTGAGCTCAACAAGCTCGATGGTCTCAATGCCAGCACCACAGAGCTAAACATCATTGACGGCAGCACTTCTGCGACCTCAACCACGCTTGCAGCAGCAGACCGCATGGTGATCAACGATGCTGGAACGATGGTTCAGGTCGCATTGAGTGACCTCGTTACTTTCCTCGAGAACGGAACCGCCAGTAGCTTTGAGCTTGATGGCGGCACCTTCTGAGGTCTAAGCAATGGCTAATACCATCAAGCAAAAACGGGGCACCTCTGATCCAGGTGCCTCAGATCTTGTTGTAGGCGAACTTGCTATTAACACCACTGATGGCGGTGTTTTTACCAAGACTGATGGTGGATCGGTTGTCGAGGTTGGAGCAGGTGGCGCCACTGTTGCTAACGATTGCATCTACGAGAACTCTCAGACTATTTCGTCTAACTACACAATCAGCACAAACAAGAACGCTATGAGCGCAGGGCCAATTACTGTCAACGCAAGCGTGACAGTCACGATACCCTCTGGAAGTACCTACACGATTGTTTGATGCAGCGCCCTGACCCAATGATTGCCGCTAAGCCTGGAGCGGAAGACGTACAGGCCATGGCCTCAAGAGTGCTGTGGATCAACGAGTTGTATTTCCTTGATGGTCGCGATCAGATCAGCCATCCGCAGCATGGTTTGTACACCGGCCTAACCAACAAATATGCGCTGCTGGAGTCCACTGACGGCATCTAATGGCTAAATCAATCAGCGGGCAAAATTTTGTGCCTAGCAAACCTAAAAAGACTCGTCAAGGGGATGGATCACATTCAAAACCGTCCCATGGACGGAAGAAGTATCGTGGCCAAGGAAAACGTTAGTTCTCTTCCAAATGTTCAAACTTCTCATTGCGAGTGGTGTCGCCGTTTCAGCAGCTGTGCTGGCATCTCCTGCGCTCGCCGACTCCGGCGTGTATGTGAACCCTGAATTCAACGGTGGTTCCTACGGCAACGATTGGCTGGGTGGAACCCTCAACCTTGATGTGGGTTACGAAACCTCTGATGGCGTGTATTCCTTCTACATCCAAGGCGGTCCTGCAGTTGTCATGCCTGACGGCCTTGACCAAGAGCTGGAACTCGCTGGCAAATTTGGTGGCTCTGTCGCCGTAAGCGAGAAAGCCTCTGTGTATGGCGAACTCAGCGGCATCACTGGCGATGAGTTTTCTGTTGGCACCAAAGTTGGCATGAAGTACAGCTTCTGAGCTACTTTTTAATCGCAGATCTGCCCCCTCTCCTGGTTCTCACACAGCAGGAGGGGGTTTTTTTATCAATGCGATTATGAGCACCAAACTCAACGGCAACAGGTTCTCCCCAATGGGGAGCCGCGTTCCAACAGAGCTTTTGCCAACCGCTATCCGTTATGAACACGCACGAGCCGTGCTGTTTGATCAATTCGGACAACACAGCAAAGCCAGAGAGTGTGAAAAGCTGAAGCGTTATTACGAGCGCCGTAGCATGGATGAGTGCATCTAAGACTCATGCAAAAGGTCTACAACCTTCTTGGAGTTCTGGGCTTTGTGATGTCTGGGACAATGGCTGTCATGGGAGTGGTGGCTTACACCCGCGTCCCATCAATCTTCAAAAGCTACGTCAGCGACTTGAAGCTTGAGCTGATGGAAACGATTACTGAGATGGTCCCAGGTCAAATTGACCAAGCCATGCCAGAGTTGCCGACCAGCACTGGACCGGCCGTGCCGTTCAAAGTTCCATGAGCGATCAGGTCAATTCACCAGCGCATTACACCAAGGGTCGCATCGAAGCTATCGAGGTGATCGAAGACGTGGTCGCTGGTGCGCCTGATGCTGTAACTGGCTATTTAGTGGGACAGACCATGAAGTACTTGCTGCGGGCATGGCACAAGGGCAACACCGTGCAAGACCTGCAGAAGGCCGCTTGGTATCTGAACCGCGCTATCGACAGGTTCAACGCTTAGGTAACCATCTTGGTGTTGGCGGTTGGATCATCGTCATGAGCTTCAGGCCCGAAGCCTTCAGCCTTGACTTTCGCCATGTCCAGTTCTGGCGTGGGTGCCTCAGGTTTCTTATCAAACGACGCCAGCCATTCCCGTAGCGCGTCACCTGTAGGCGTACCTTTGGGCCACTTCACCCACTTGAGAATCGCTTTTGAATCAGTAAATGGTCTAGCTGAGTTGCCGCACAATACGGTGTAGACGACAGGCGGACCCTCGCGTCTGCGGTTACGTTCGATCCACAACTGTCCTGCCGTAAACCGCTCTGACTTCATGCCTCAAATCCGTGAGATAGGTGTGCAGAGGATTGGCGTTCCTGACATCTCTGTAAGTCAACCAATCCCGCCCCCTGTTTTACCAGCTGCAGCCCCAGTCACTTCAGCAGCGTTCCCAGTTATTGAAATGCCTGGCTGCGTTCGAGCGCGGGTTGGCAAAGGTGGTGGTGTTGAAACTTTTGAGGACGATCCACGCGGCACAATCACCTTGTGCGACGGAAGTGTCCCGGTGTATGAGGCACCTGACTACAGGCCCCGTGACTTCACTTGGGTTAAGCCGCCAGAAGCGCAAATGAAAAGGCCGGAGCTGGAAGCCCCGGCAGCGATCCCTTCCCCAAGTGTGCCGGGTGCCGACCCCGACGACTCAAGACTGCCACCAGATCCACCGTGCCCAGCTTTCGGCGCGAAAGAAATCGGATCGTTTAACAAATTAGGGACAGAGGTCCTTGCGGGCTATGAGCTGCAGGACGGCAAATGCGTAGCGCTTTGGGATCCTGTGCCTGTCGCACAGGTCGTCAACAATTATGTGCCTGATGTCGGCCCGACCGTTTCAGTTGCGATAACTGCAGCGTTTGCGACTACTGCGGCCATATTGAGCAAGCCAATCGCATCCGTGCTGCAGAAGCTGGTCAAGCCGATCACGAAGAAGGTCGTCAAGAAGCTTCTTTTGAAAAAGGAGAAACCGGTATCTTTACGGGAACGGATCCTGGCGCAACGAGATCGGAATCGCGCACTAATGGCTTTACGTCGGGCTGTGCGTAAATAATTTCGTGAGTGTGATCCTTAAAAGGAATCGGCTTCAGCACTACGTCTGCACAAATGGCCTTGAACGGGCTGTTGCTGGAAAAACCATAACCCTCACGAATCGCCTGAGCACATGCCTTAAGGCGCCCCATTTCATAGTTCAACCGCTTGTCAGCAAGACTCTGCTCGTAGAGCGCGACCTGTTTCTCTGCTGCCTTCAGGCACATGTTTATGGCACGACGATCTAGTGGCACTGAAATAGTTGCAGTGATGCCAAAGTTGTTGCTGTAATTGCTGCGATAGCCCGTCCTCATTGGCTTCATGAACAGGACTCGGCCAGGATTGTCAGGCACTCCGTCTGGTCCGTCTAAGCCTGTTTCTGGATCGGTCAAGCCGTAATTGTCGCTGTTGTCATAAACCGGCTCCTCGTAGTACTCATTGTTTGGTCTACCCCAAGAGTGAACACCAGACACAAACGGTGAAATATTCAACGTGGCTCCATCACACTGGATTCCAGAGCCGAAGCTAAATTTTTGGTATTGACCTGGAGTGATCTGCACAGCCTGATTCACCACTGAGCCACTGCTATTGCTCACAGGCGATGCAGTTGCGCTGACTTGTGCAGCAGCAGGTGCCGTGTAAATCAAGCCGAGTAGCAGCGCAGTTGCTGTCGCTCTCATTGGCTGAATGTGCTGGTGGAGTCGGTCACGCTTTCAATAATGGTCTCTCTGTCAATGATTACTTTTTCGATTAGTCCAGGTCCTTGATAGGTCTCAGCAAACTGAAAGGGAGCGCCTGGAGTTGATTGCACCCAGCTGCTGCGATTGGCGAGGTCTAAGCCTGTGCCGCTGACAGCAGGACTCACAGTGCCACTGCTTGGCTCAACGCCTGTGCC